CATTCTTAGCTCAACAAGATGAGTTTGCTGACTATAACTTCGAAGCATCTGGCCTATCCAACATACTAGATGTACTAGCTTACAATACTCACTACAATGGACTGATTGCTAACTTCTCTTTGAACGAGTCGTTTCTTGGGACCGCCCAGCTTAGAAGTTCTTTGGTCTCACTGGCCGAAGGTATTGGATATATTCCAAAGTCAAAGACTGCATCGAGAGCAGTTGTCAACTTTTCAATAAATCTTTCTTCTTTGGCTGAAAGACCTTCTACAGTTTCTTTAGCCCCTGGTGTTAGGTTTGAAAGTTCAATTGATGATATTACATACACATTCCAAACAAGAGAAACTGTCACAGCGGCCGATGATGGATCTGGCATTTACCAGTTTAAGACTACTACAGGGTCTGCCAATATAACTATCTATCAAGGCACGCAAAGAACAAAAACATTTATCGCAGATACCGTAACACAAGACGCTCTATACATTGTACCAGATAAAGATATGGATCTTGATACTGCTATTGTGCGTGTATATGAAACACCTGCAGATACAGCATTCACCACTTACCAAAATATTAAAGACGCCACGCTGATTAATGCTCAGACAGCTTTATATATTCTAAAAGAAGCTCCTAATGAATATTATGAACTATCATTTGGCGATGGTATAACTTTTGGTGTAACTCCTCAGGCTGGATATAAAATTGAAGTTGATTATCTTTCTGTTGCAGGTCCTGCAGCAAATGAAGGCGCAGTGTTTAGCCCAATCACTCAAGTACAAGTGGGATTAAATAACTATACTATATCAGCATCAACTGTTACAAATTCTCTAGGTGGGGACCTCAAAGAAACTAATCAGTCAATTAGAGTCAATGCTCCGTTCCAGTATGCAACTCAAAACAGAATGGTCACAGCTGATGATTACTCATCTCTTGTTCTACGAAACTTTTCTACACTAATTAAGGACATCAAATCTTTTGGAGGAGAAGATGCCCTAGATCCTGAGTTTGGTGCTGTGTACATGTCTATAGTGTTTGAAGATGACGTGCCAGCATCAACTCAGACTACAACTAAAACTAGTATACAAGATTTAGTTAATCAACTTTCAGTGGTTTCATTTAGATTAAGATTTGTCGATCCTGTTACA